TCGACCCTACTCACGGAACCGACTACACCCGCATCGCCGGTAAGAAGGCCCGCGAGCTCGCAGAGGACGAAGTCCCGGAAGTCATCCGGGACGCAGTCCTCCAGGAGACCACCGTGAGCGAGGTGGACAGCGTGGAGTACAACCTCTCCGGCAGAAGCCTTGAGGTCTCTGTGACCGGCACCCTCACCACCGGCGGGGTCATCACTACGGAGGTGAGCACTCTATGAACACTGAGGAATGGGGCGTAACCGAACGAGGATTCCATCGCCCCACATACGTCGAGCTCCTGGACGCCGTTGAGTACAAGGCCCGGGAGCTCTTTGGAAACAAGGCGAACCTGACCGTCCGGTCTCCCCTCGGAGTATTCCTTCGCATTTTCGCCTGGATGCTCAACCTGCTTTTCTGCCTGATGGAGGAGACCTACAATTCCAGGTTCGTGGACACCGCCGTCGGAACCAGCCTCTACAACCTCGGCAAAGCGATCGGCCTGTCCCTTCTACCGGCGCAGAAGGCGTCCGGCTACGTTACCTTCACCGGAGCGGCCGGCACACCCATTCCGACCGGCTTCCTGGTTCGGACCGTGGCCGGTCTCCAGTATGCCGTCCTCACCGACGGCCGCATCGGGTCCGCTGGCACTGTCACCCTTCCTGTTCAGGCCGTAGAAACCGGTGTGGACTACAATGTGGAAGCGGGCCGGATCTCGGAGATCACCAACCCACTGGACGGCGTTGAGAGCTGCACCAATGAGGCACCCATCACCGGCGGCCAGGACCGCGAGACCGACGAGGAGTTCCGGGACCGCTACGCACAGTCCGTTGACTATGCGGGCGGCGTCAATGCCGACGCCATCGCCGGTGAAATCCTCCAGAACGTCGAATCGGTCTACTCCGCCGTGTGCTATGAAAACGACACGGATGAGGAAGACGCCCTCGGCCTTCCGCCTCACAGCATCGAGGCTGTTGTCTACGGAGGCCTGGACCAAGATGTAGCATCCGCAATCTACCGGCGCAAGGCTGGAGGAATCCAGACCTACGGCACAACCACCATCGCGGTCATAGCTGCCAGCGGCCAGAGCATCAACATCAACTTTTCCAGGCCGACGGCCGTTCCAGTATACGTAAAGGTCACAAACCTGGAGACGGGAAGCGACTTCCCGCTGAATGGCGCGGACCTTGTGAAGGCGGCGATCATCGACTACATCGGCGGCGCCGCCTATGGCGGCCTCCCGATCGGCCGGGACGTCGTTTACATGGATTTGCCCGGGGTGATTAAGACCGTGACCGGAGTTATTGACTTCGATCTGGAGATCGGAGAGAGTGCCAGCAGCTACGGCACCGATAACATCACGATTGACACCCGGGAGAAGGCAGTCACGGACGAAGGGAAGGTGACCGTGGAATGAGCTACGGCTATTTATCCCAGATGCTCGAATACCTGACCGGTGCCTACAACCGCAGCGACATCCGCAACGACAAGCACAGCCTCCCTATGGAGACCAACATCGGAAAGCTGTTCGGGACCTTCGCCTGGGGGCTGGAGCTTATCCATGAACACTCCGACCGGATGCTGCTCTGGGATGATATTGACAACGCCCAGGGGGCCGTCCTGGACCGATACGGGGCAAACTTCGGCGTTTCCAGAGGCGGGGCAAACGACGCCTTCTACCGCCTTCTCATCAAGGTAAAAATGATCTCCATGCTCTCCGGCGGAGACATCGACACGATCATCAAGGCGGCCGCCAACCTGTTCAATGTTCAGGCTTCGGACATCGAGGTGCGGGAACTGTTCCCGGCGAAAATATGGCTCTATGTTGACGAAGACATCCTGGACGCCGAACGCCTTGAAGCGTCCGACCTTATCGCGGAGCTGATGAAGCGCATTGTCTCCGCTGGTGTCGGTACACGCATTTTCCTTCGTACCTACCATAACGCCAGGACGGCCAGCTTCCTTGCGGTTGCAGCCCTTGAGAGTGCCACGGTTACGGCCCGCGTCCGAGTCTCCAGAAACTTCAAGGGGACCGTAAGGAGCAAGCTGTCTATGCCCGTATGGGAAGATACGATCATCACAGCAAAGACAAGGAGGTAAGTACAATGCCCAATGATTTTGAGCTCGACCCTATCCTGGAGACGGAGCCCGACAACGACGGCGCTGTCCCCCTTACCAGCGGGTATGAAGTGCTGGGCCGCATTTTGGCACAGCATGGCCCCGTGAAGTACACCAAGGCCCTTCTTGATAGCGGAGACATCCCGGAGGGCACCGTCATCGACAACCTCACCGGCCCCATCCAGGAGGCGGGTGAGGGCATGATCGCCAAGGTGGAAAACACCGGAACCGGAGAGGCGACCGTAACCGTTCAGGCCAGCAGCATCGGCGTTTCCGTCGGCTTCCCCCTCAAGGGCGTTGTCCTGTATGTGGAAGACCCGGACACCGGCGCGGACGTCGCCTACACCTATCTCGACCTGCACGAGCATCCCGCCTGGATTCGTGCAGAGGGTGGCGCTACCAACTCTCTGCTGACCTTTGAAATCCAGAGCATCATCTCCAGCGCCAGC